CAGTCTTTGTGTACCAGCACTATTTTCAGCTGTTGGTGTATAGTCTGTAATATCTTCTTGAGAAGAAAATCTTATAAACATGTCGTCTTGTGTAGCTTTGTCTCCAATAGTCGTTTCTGTTCCAAAAAATACTAAGTGACGATCGGGAGTAGATACTAACATATCTCTAGATGCAGTTGGTGCACCTGATATAATTGTTGCTCTTGTTGTTACAGCATTAATAAGATCTGAATTCCATTGAAAACATTCTCCATTAAATATTAATGCAATAGCTGTGCTTCCTAAATTATCTATAGACCACATACCTGGTTCTGCAACTTTGTCAGTAGTCGACGCTGCTGAACCCCATCCAGAAAAACCACTGTGATTAGTAACAGTTGCACCAGTGCTGTGAGCAGCTCTGGTTGTTCCTCGAACAGCTCTAGTAATTCCAGTAAAACTTGTAGCAGTAATACCTGTGTAAGATATTTCTTCAGTGCCAACTTGTATAAAATTTGTACCCGAACTTGGAAAACCCGTGGTGCTTGCTACGTTAATTGTAGTTCCTGATCCACCCGTTCCGAACGCATCGTCATTTAATCCACCATTCAATGTTGTTGTTTGTGGATTTGTAGTCGTACCACCCCATTGAGATATACCATAACCAAAAACTCCAACTTGATCAGGTGGTCCTACGTGATAGTATTGAAAAAAAGTTATACCCCCAGAAGTAGTTGCTCCTGCTCCTCCTTCATTACCAGGCATTGTAATAGTAATTGTTGTTGCTGTTGGAACACTTGTTACCATAAATTTTTTATCACAAAAATCAGAAGATCCAAAATTTGAACCTGTAATAGCTGAAAAAGTAGAAACAGCACCAAATAATATAATATCGCCTGTTTGAAAATTGTGTGCAGAACTAAAAGTAATCGTTACTGTTGGTTGTCCGTTAGTTGTACTAAAAGCATTTGTAATAGCTGTGCCGGATGGATTAGTTAAAGGATGTATGTCATAGTATACATCTCCGGTGTAAGCATATAAAATTCGATTAGTTCCAATAAGAGAGTATTTAATACCTTCTTTATTAACCATATGATGCAAACCTCTAGCTGCACCAGTCAATTTACTGTCTCCTAATTGAGACCAACCACCTATTTTTTCAGGTGTACCATATCTAAAACGTACATTTTCACCACCCGTCCACTGTGATTCAGCGCCGGTAGATGTAACTTGTTTGTTGAATCCAGGTAAAAAACCTAATTTTTGTAGCATAATTTAACCCTTATATCATACTTATTTATGAATTATAGTCTATCTTTAACAACCAAAAAGAAGGCCAGACTGTTTCTTTCTTTAAAAGAATAATCAAAAGCCGGGGCGTGCCATCTTTTTCCATTATATAATATCATTCTATTTGGATAAGCGCTAACATAAATATCAGGTATTTTATCATAATTATTTTCAAAAAAAGCAGTGCCTCCATTAAACGATTGTTCAAAATGCATTACAGCAGATAGCACAGATTGATTGGTTTTAATTGCTTTACTGTCCTCGTGAATAAATCCATACCTACCATTACATTGCGATTTTTTTAACTCTTCTGTTATTATTTTTCTATATATACAGTTATAATCAATTACGTTTAAATTAAGAGTTTTTTCTATTTTGTTTATTATATAGTCTTTTTTAAAATTAAATAAGGATTCATAACAAGGCATCCCCTGCATTCTATTGCCGTAATTTGCACTCCAAGGTTGGTATGTTTCTTTAGTATTTGTTTGTGACATTTCTTTAATTATAGACTTATACAAATCTATATTATCAAAAAAATTAGTTTCGATATGTATGCTTCCGTCTAATATTTGATTTAAATTACTTTTCATTTTGTCCAAAGTATATTCTTTGATCTTTATAATAATCTTTATATTTTCCTTTAGACCTAACATAATGTAAAAACACTTGCATACATTCTTGACCTTCGTATTTTTCTCGCCAGTGGTCGTATTTCATACCTTCATAAACCACACCTTCTCCAGGGTTTGTAACTATTCCTATGGCTGGTTTATCTGAATCTTTTCTTTTCATGTATATTTTCCATTCTTTATCTGCATATATATTTAAAGTTACAGACACCTCACACGAAGGTCTGTCGCTATGTTTAAGTAATTCACCTTCTTTAAAATACATTCGTGAAAAAGAATATGTTGGTAGTAATTCTTCTCCTACAGCTTCTTGAATTATTGGTTTTTTTGATAACAGCATAAATTCACTTAAAGGGTTTGAGTATGTTGCTAAAGAATTAGGTGACTGAGTACATGATTTCATATTGTATTTGTTATTTTTCCAATACATTGAAGCTAATTCAATTTCTTCTTTTGTTAATAGATTAATAATTTTTTTAAGCATATGCAGGACCCAAACCCCATATAACTAAAGAATATCTAGTACCGTTTGTAACAGGATTTACTTTATGGTTTATAAAGGAAGGAAACACAATTAACGTTCCAGCTGATAGCGCAGGCACATTTGTTTTTTCAATCATTAAATTTCCGTCTTTAGAAGTTGGAACAGCAAAATCCATTGAACCTCCTTCGTAAGTTTCAGGATCTGATAACAATAAACTACAAGACACTTTTCTTATTTTATTTCTAAAGTTTACATTTTTATGATCATTAGGATAAAGTCCTGCATGTTGATCTACATGCCATTTGTAATAATCACCATTGTTATATTTAGTTATTTGAGCAGGTTCATACCAATCTAAAATAAAATTCCATTTACCAATTTCATTTGCTTTTTTAAACAATGGCACTATCTCATTATATATCCAAGGTTCTGATGTAAATATAATATTAGACTTTCTAACATTCTCATCTAAATTATTTTTATCTGATATTAAACCTTCTTGAAAAGATCGATTGTTTATTATTTCTAATATCTTATCGCAAAAACTTTTTGCAAAAACTTTTTCAAATATAATAGGAGATTTAATATGGTTCATTTTAAAAGCTCCTCTTGTGTTTCTTTAAAATCCCAAGCTTTAGTAAAAGTCCAATTCCAAGCTAAAGTGTATCTTTCTACATCTTTATCTATTTTTTCTACCCAATGAAACAAGTATGTTGGTATAGTTATTATTAAACCCCTAGTCGTTTCAATTTTACCAGCATCTGTACATAAAGGTGCTTTGTTATCAAAATATAAAACACTAGAATAGTCAGTTCCTAAATGATGATGTCTTATTACTTTATCGTTTTTGTTTAATATATTACCCCACGCATTTAGTACGGTAAAATGATATATATTATTGTTGTCTTGTTTTTCTTGCCATAATCCATAGCGACCACAAATTTTATAATACAAAGAAACCAACTCTTTAAAATCTTCGTCTCGTTTAAAATAATCCCAATGAGTCATTTTACCTTTTACATTTGTTTTATATGAAAGAGTTTGGTCTGTATTAGATTTTATTTTTTTCTCTAATCTTTGTAGTAATTCTTCGTTTTCAATTAATATTTTAGTTACATCGCCCTCTATATACCAACGTTTTATTTCTACTGAAGTTATTGTTTTCATGTAAAAAATCCAAAATTAATTATTACTCTTGATGAAACATTCGTTGCTGTAGCATATTTATGACTAACGTTATTAAACATAATAAGTTGATTACTTACATTGTTTATTTTTTTTTCTTTTATTTGAGTGTAGCCGTTGCACGTATTAACATGAAATATTGCTATTTTAAAATTTTCTTTGTTTGGTCCTGAATAGTCATAGTGTGCTGGATGTATAATTTGTTTGCCTTGTTCTGTCGTTAGGTTTGCTTTTATTCTAAATATACTTTTAAAATTTAAATGTTCTTTTATAGACCATACCATAGGACCAACTATATTATTTATTGCATCATTGCCCACCCAACCTTCTTTGTAGTCATAGATCATATGTGTAAACATAAAACTTCTATCACTAGTATTATTCAAACTATTTTTATTAAAAAACCACGGCATGTTTCCGCCCATAAAAACATTTTCTAATTCTTGAAAATAAGGTTCTATTAAAAAGTTTTGTATAACTTTTATTTTATTTTCTTCATCTAGTATTATTCTTTGTTTCATTGTATTTTAAAATTGTAAGCTAAACTAGTTCTTAAATTATCTAAATTATGTTTTTCTATATAGTGTGTTAGACAGCTTTCAAATAAATATAACTTTCCTTCAATAAAAGGAACCCAGTAATATTCACTATTAAAATCCGTGTATTCTTTTATTGGTATAGGAAACATGTTTGTAGTGTTTTTAAAAAAAATTTTTGCAGATTCATTATCTCCTTTTAAACAATATATTGCACTAATGTGAGATAAAGAATGCTCGTGACATTCTTGATAATCTCCTTTTTCATATATGTTAAACCAACCAGTAGTTTTAGTAATTTTATTTTTATAATTTAAATTATTACAATAATTAATCACACATTCTTTTATCCAATTTAATAGATTGTCAAACAAAGGATCGTTGGTAATATCATATGTTCCGTGTGTATTATATAGACTCTTTTCTAACCATCCTTCCCCGCCTTTTTTAAATTGTTCTTTTATTAAACAGCATTTTTTAAATAAAGATTCTTTAATGTTTTGATTATTAGCGTCTTCATAAACACCAATTGTTTTAGCAAATAAATTTATTTGTTTCATTTAACTTTTAAAACTAAATTTCCCGAAACTGTTATTCTATATCCATCATTATTATAAAATGGATAAACGCAGTGATTTAATTTTGCAGGAAAGAAAAAGAAAAATCCTTCGTCTTGTGAAGAAGCTAAATACAGATAGTCTCTTTGTTCTCCCAACATATCGGAATAAACAAAATTTAACCCACCAGCACAATTAGTGTTTGATTTTGCTCCCGGAGAATTTTTTAATTCTTCTAAAGTGTACGGTATCTTAACAAATAAAATAAAACTAAAAAGTCCACTATGAGTATGAAGAGGATTAAACTCATGTTTAGTTTGATAATTAGCCCACAAACTGTCCATTTGAAATGGTACGTCTGCATTTGCAAATTTTATTTTTTTTATTATATCAAAAGCTTTATCGTATTCTATTGCAGTATCAATTAAAAATCTTTCAACTTCTGCTAGATTGTGTCTTAATTTAAATTCTTTTTTTATGTTACCTGCTAGGTTTTCTCCAAAAAAAGTAGCTTTAGTAAAATCATTTTGTATATCGTTTATTTCAACTTTTATTTTATTAAATAATTCAGGTGGAAACTTACCAGATAAAATTCCAAAATTAGGAAAAAAATTAGCTTTGTGTTCTGCGTTGCTTGTAGCATTTAAATTAAAATCTTTAATAAATTTCATTTTGTTCTCCTAACTCTTTTGTACTATTGTCGCGTATCCTTTTTATAAATTCTTTATGAGATATTTTTAAACAATTACTTTCCCAATTTCTATTGTTTCTAAATATTTTAGTTATGTCAAATCTTAATTGATAAGGATAAAGTCTACATTCTTTTGTTATTTTTTGTAAGTCAAATAAATCTAATCCAAACAACACATTTATAAAATTTGAAGCATAAAACATATTCCACCCACCTTCATAATCTGTATCTTGCGGTAATCTATTTTTCCATATTGGTAAATACTCTTTTAAATAATCTGTAACATTTAAATTATTTTTTAAATGTTTCCAAAAAGGTGTGTCTTCTTTTTGAGTTTTGTAATGTAGTAAAACAAAATTAAATATGTTTTCCATTAAATAATTATATTGTTTATTATTACTGTTTCTATCTTCGGATGGTAAAAAATGCATTAGTATAAACATTTGTTGAATAGTGCTACCTATCGAAGTTGCTTCTAAAGGTTCTATAAAACTACTAGCTAAACCTGCGACAACAACATTATTCTTCCACATTTGTTTGTAGTAACCTGGCTCAAAATCAAAAGATCTTTGTATATCTACATCCTTTCCATAAAGTTCATCTACTTCTTTTTTAATCTCATCTAAAGATGCAAATTCATTATTAAATACATAACCGTTGCCTGTTCTTGTTTGCGTAGGTATTCTCCATAACCAACCATGTTTCATTCTTTTTGCTAACGTATATAAATTGTATTCATCCATTTCTTCGGTAGGAAAAGCAACAGCAGAGTTTAAAGGTAAATAATCTTTATAAGAAACCCATTCAAATTTTAATCTTTTAGCTAATATTCTGTTAAAACCACTACAATCTATATATAAATCGGGAGTGGTATATTCTTGGTTTTTTCCTATAATTTTTTTTATGTTTCCTAAATCATCTAAAATTATATCTTTATCTTCTATGTCTTCTTCTAAAATTTGTATACCTCTATCTTTACATAGTTTTAATAAATACTCATTAAATTTAAAAGTGTCTAAATGATATTGATGTATCCAGCTTGGGTTTTCTAAAGCACCAACTGGCATTTGAGCATAATTAAAAAACTCAGGATACATATTATATTTTTTCTTTTTATATCCTATTAGCTGCCCATACATTAAATGATATGCGTGATATTTATTATCATAGGGAGCAGATACGCAGTGCATAAAATCTTCTTCACTAAAATTTTGAAAATAAACACCTGCTTTTAAAGTTGCTCCACAGTGTTTAATTAAATCATCTCTAGTTATTCCTACGTGATTCATAAAACGAGTCATGTGCTCAGTAGTGCTTTCGCCTACTCCAATAATTCCTATTTTATTAGATTTAAAAATTTTAATGTGTTTAGTGATAAATGTTTTTTTTAAAAGAAGTGCACAAATTAATCCAGCGCTGCCTGCACCTACAATAGCTATTTCATCTAAATCTACTACGTTCATATCTTTCAAGATTACTTATAACAGAACACTATTATAAGTCAATGTAGATTTATTCTTCGAAAGGTGTGTCTACTCTTAAGGTGTGTCTACTCTTAAATTCATTGTTTGAGTAGCATCATCCCATATATAATCTTTTGTGCCACCGTTTTCTTTTGCATCTGCTGGCCAACCGCCTGATGGTTGCCATTGCCAATTAGTTGTATTTAATTCCCATGAAGAAAAAGGTTTTATATTAATAAATTTATTATTAGAAGAATCATAAGTTCCTCCAATTGAAGGAGAATTTATATGTGTTTCTGAAAAAAATAAAATATAATCATCAGGATTAAAACCTGTTTTTGTTAAATGATTTTTAGCAACATTTTCGTCGATTTGACCATCATCATTAGTACATCTCCAATCATCAATAGCTTCTATATCGACTACCGTGTTTCCATCCATTTTAGCTAAAATTTTCATTGTTATGCAAATTGATCATAAGTTACGATTACAACTCCAGATCCTCCTTGTCCTCCTGATGGAGCATCTGAGGATCCACCTCCACCACCACCTAATCCGTCAGTGCCTGGAGTAGTTCCTGCGCCATTAGTAGTAGTTCCTGGTCCGCCACCACCTTGTCCTCCTGTAGAAGACATGGGTCCAGATTGAACTCCACCTCCACCGCCTCCGGCGTAAAATACTTGTGCTCCTGTAATATCGTTTTGTCTTCCTTGACCACCTTGTTGATTTGAGCCTGCAGTTCCAGCGCCACCGCCTCCTCCTGAGAAATGAGTCATACCGCCGTTTGAACCGTTATTTCCAAAACCTTGACCTTGACCCTGATTACCTTGTGTTCCAGATCCGCCACCGCCTCCTCTTGAAGCGCCGCCTCCTGAGCCGCCAGATGTACCGAAAGATGGAACTTTTCCTGAAAATGAACCAGGTCTTATTGATCGAATTCGGTCCGGAGAGGAAGATTTTTAATATTACTTAATTTCGTCGACAAGACCTAATTCTAAACATGTCTTGCTATCAAACCAAAGATCGTGCTGTAAGATCTCATTTAATTTTTTCATAGGTACATTAGTATATACTTTATAAATCTCTTTAATTGTACTCATTAAATGTTTATTGTTTTCCATATCATCCTCAAGCTCATTATACTTACCAT